AGGAAATAGAGGCGATTATAGAAGAATACCCCGGTATTACGGTTGGGTTTAATGCTAATACCGATGATGATGTTTTCACTAAAGCAGATGCTATTGCCGGCCACCCGACCTTTATGCAAGCTGTTGACGATATTGAAGAGCGAGCTGAAGACGAGGGTTTACTGGGAGATGTTAAAAACATACTCAGAGGAGTCGGTGACTGGCTCGGGGAAAACGTGTACGAGAATTTAGGGGAACTCGGAGAAGGCATTACCAATGCTATAGGTGACAACTTTGAAAAGGCAGGAGAGCGCACCCTTTTAAACCAATTAGGGAACCAAGCTGCATGGGAAGAGACCTGGACCCAAGGGGTAAGCGAGCAAACCAATAACAAGTTTATGGAACTGGAAGACAAGGCAATGACTCGAGAATACTTCCAGGTCTTAGATGACATTCTGAAAGATGAAGGCCCGGCTGGGTTGAAAGCATACATAGGGGACGAGCGCAACTATCAGACTGGCGAGCTAGACCTTGGCATGGTGAACGAGTGGCTCACAGATCAGCGCGCCAAAACGAGTGGTGGTCCGGCTGGCGCAGCAACTGTTAATAAATGGAACATGATGCAGGGGTGGCAAAATGCAGTGGATGCTATAGAGTTCTCGGCAGATCAGGTAGCCAAAGATGTTACTTCCGAAACCGCCCAGGCTACGCCACAGATTTCAATGTCTATACCAGGCGAGGAAGAGCCCTCCAGGCCATACAATTGGATGCCATATAATCCATATTTAGGGCCGGTTGCTGACGAGGGGGATGAATATAGAGATGACACAGGAGGCCTTACCCCCCTGGAACAAATGTTGGATCGTGCTACTGAGGCAGGAGATGCCTACAGGAAGCTAGTAGAGGAAGAAGAGGACGGTGGGCTTTGGGAAGAGGAAGAAGACGATGAGGTCGATGACACTGAACTTACAGAAGCAACCACAACCGAGGAGATACCCGTTACCGAGGAAGATGTAGATGCCATGCTGGATAAGTTTGGGGAGCCCCTCAAAGGGTATCCTGATTATCAAACCAGGTTCTTGAATGCGTTTAATCAGAGAGAAGGGTCGGGTCGATATGATTATCGCCAGTTGCTACCGGAATTATATGAGGACGCGGAAATGCTGTACTACTTAACTGAACCCTGGAGTGCGGAGGGTCGGCCCGGAGAAGGGGGATTAGGTCCTACGCTAGTACTTAAAGAGGGACTGGAGTTGCCGGAGTTTGTAGGAGAAGACGTAGATAAAGAACATGACCACTTTACTAACTGGGCTAATGCATATATGGATAACCCCAGAACTAAACGCAACATGTTCTTTGATGCAGCCGAAAGTCTACGGGACAACATGGCTGGGTTTATAGGGAAAAGCTATGAGGATCAACTAGCTGACGGTAATACTCAGTACCAAAGAATGCTGTTTATGGACCCAAGCACAAAGGGGTCGTTTAGCAGAACAGCCCGATTAGTGGCTGATTATAACTTACCACCTGATGCAGATCCCTGGTTAAAGCAAAGGATGAGATCCCAGATGGCACAAAACCTGGAAAGCTGGGAAGCATCAGGTAAAACACGAGAGGAATTTTTGGTAACCTTTATGCAGGAAAGACCATATTAGGAGGGCTGACATGGCAAACGGAGAGGATAACGGTGGCGGAACAACCGGAACAACAGGCAACATTTCACCAGACTTGTTTGAGAATTTGGGGGGGGAAGGCTTCCTCGGGGAAATGGCGTTTACCCCGGCACAGAGGTTTAGGCAGTTTGCCCAACAGAGAACTGCGCCAGGAGGATTAACAAGGAATGCACTATACGCCATGCAGTCACCGCTCTTGCAGCAATACTATCTGGGCGGTATGGGTGGCACACCAAGGTTTGGTACAGGTGGTCAGTTTGGTGGTAGCTTTGCTGACTTTATGGGTGGATATACAGGTGCTTATCCGACCGGGGCTGGCACAAACCTACGTGGCCTGGCTGGCCAGATTGGCCAGATTAGTCAAATGCCCGAAACAGGCACAGGTAGCTTTGTAGACTATTTGAGGGATATCCAAGGTACTGACCCGGTTACTGCCCAACAAGCTGCTATCTGGAGAGACATTTATGGCTCTGGGGAAGACGCAGCACAAAACCGACTCGGGCTTGCTAACCTAATAGCATTGCAACGGCCGGGTGGGGGTATATATGGCGGTGTTATTGGACGAGCCCTAGGCAGTGTATTGAACGAATTACATCAGCAATATACTATGGATAATCCCCTGGGTAATTTCTTGAACTACTTCCTGACACAAACAGGAGCTGAAGGTAGTGATTTCAATATGCCGCTGTCGCAATTATATGGAATGACTAATTAGGAGGTAATCATGGCTAATGGCGATTTTACAGATTACCTATCAGGTGGTGGATGGGGGTCATTGTCTCCTGCTGTTGGGCAGATGGTTTTAGCCCAACTACCGCAGGCGGCATACTTTAGTTCGCCCGCCGGAGAAGCCTTTGGAAGCCAAAGCCCACGTCGCAGTCGCTATATGCAAAGGGCATATCAGGATGTTTATGGTGATTATCTTGGTGAAATTGGCAGAGCATTCCGTCAGGGAGAAGCCCCTGCTACATTCATGGACTACCTGGAAACAGATCCGTGGACTAAGAGATATGGGCAACTACCACAATTCGAGAGGGGAGTTACGCAACAGTTTACTAATCCAAGAACGAGGTTCATCTTTTATTAATGCCTAACGCAGAGCAAAAAGAGAAACTACGTCGATTAGCAGAACGACGGCGTCAAAGGGAAGAGCAACGATCCCAGCCTATTCCCCAGACTGGGTTGAATTTGGCTGGTAAATATATTGAGCCTGTTATCCAGAGCGCGCCGGTACAGGCTTTCCTCGAGTATCCTCGCCGTGCTGCGGTTGAGGAGGTTCAGAGATTCGGAGAATTTAAAGAGGCCTACGATCAGGGTGGGGTTGGTGGTCTGTTGGGACATTGGGGAAGAGAAGTTGGCAGTGATGTCTTAGATATCGGATCGGATCTTTCGCGTGGATTAATACCGGAGACATGGGGGGAACAGTTAGATCCTTCCCGTAATGTAGAACTTGGAGCGCAAGTAGAGGCAGACAAACAGGCCTTTCGCGAGATTGAAGGCCGTAACCCCACGATGACAGAAGAATACGATATCATGGCGAGAGTCCAGGATGAAGCAATGCCCTGGCTAACAGAACGCCATAAGGTTGGGCCGGTAGAGTTTTCTAACAGGATGCTTGTTGAACTTCCAACTGAAGTGGGAGCTGGTGTTGGGGAGGCGGTAGTAACTGGTGGCACGGCACTTGCCGCAAAGACCACCGCAAGGCTGGGTGGTAAAGCAACGCAGATGGCAGCTGATACCCTGGCTCAACAAGCTGCACGTAACTCGGTGAGGGCTACCACAGAAGCAGCCAGGCAAGCATTATTAATCCCTAAACGTATTGATGATCTTGCAGGAAGCTTAATAACTGCGCCTTTTAAATTTGTTTGGGGTGTTGGTAAAGGAGGGGTTGCCGGCACCAGGCTAACACTGAGGTCCCTTGAAACTCTGGTTAACAGGTTTCGCAGGAAGGCCCAGGAAGAGGGTCTGCCTATAGATCAGGTTACCTCAACCGCACAGCAAGCGGTTGATGACCTCGTGAAAAACGGCAAGATTGGTGACGTAGATTCCAATGCAAAAATAAATATACACGATGAAATGTTTGACGAGCAGATCGACGATGATACCTTTGTTCCTCCTAGACAGCAAGTGCAGGGTGTTGACGATACGCTAGACATGACTGATGTCACTGCTGTGAGGATTGCAAACTCTATGGCTGGTACTGGCACATTTACTGGGGCTCTAAGGCGAGGTTCTTTCGTTAATGTACATGTTGATGAATTTGACCCGGATATTATACAGGCGTTCAATGCCGCACATGGAACGGACTTCACCGCAAGGAACATTGCCGATGATGCTTCCTTGCAGTCACTGATCTCTTCTAATGCCGAGCATTACCATGCCTCGCCGGTTTGTAAGGAATTTTCATTAGCAAATCCCGACCGCGTAGTTTCCGAGAACGATTACGCCATTGCAACATCCGTGGCAAGAAACATAACCATGACTAGCCCTAAGACTATTACTATAGAAAATGTTCCGCGGTATAAAAACACGTTGTTGTTTAAGCAAATCACAGATGCAATAGATGCAGACCCTATTGGATATAATTGGGATGTGCATGTAATAAACCCCACTGATTATGGTGGGAGTCAACATAGACCGCGAATGCTTCTTGTGGCTGTTCGTAAAGATGTTGGCGAGCTTCCGGCTCTTCCTGAGAAAACAGATACGACCGACTGGTATGACGAGCTAGAGGATTTAATTAAAGCAGAAGAGGATGCCGGTAAAGCAATGTCACTCGCCCAGGCGTTTAGGCCCTCTACTCGCCCATCTCACTGGGAGATAGATAGAATACGTGAGATGATCGCAGCTAAGAAGTTAAATCCTAACCGGCCTATTTTCACCACAGGGGGGTCAGGTGTCTTTGGAGAGGCCAATGCGAGAAACTCTGGCAGAAACCTTAATACAGGGGAGTTCATTGGCCCACAGGCAGGGCCAACACTTATAGCGTCCAAGGGGCAAAAGCCACGCATTATTTTACCGGGGCCAACAGGTCTTGATGATCCAACGACTAAGGTGTTCAACACAACCCCAGAGATGTGGAAAAGATACATGGGTCTTCCTGATGATTTCGTTATCCCGCCTCCGGGTAAATATGGGTCGTACACGGGGAATGAACTTGCCAAGACAGTACTCGGTAATGGTATACATGGGGCGGTTACCAGAAAGTTTGTACAGCCGATCATTGATATACACCAAGGCAAACGCCTGGTTGATACCCCGGATATCAGGACAAACCTATCAGATGAGCTTACCGCACAGCAGATGTCTGCCAATGACAACACCTTTGGTGTACCAGATATTGGCATGACATCACCAGGTACCGGGTTTGGTAGCAAAATGCAACAGACATATCAAAATGTAAGGGCAGCCCTAGACAATATAAGCGTGGTTCATGCAACAAACAATCTAATGGCCACAGCTAATAAGAGGTTACGAGATAAATCCAAGCTAATACCAGAGCTGTTCCAATTAAGGGCTCGCACTGAGACTGCGGAAGAATTGTACGAACAGAGGCTTGGCAGAGAGTCTAACAAGGAGGTTATTAACTGGTGGGATGGCATGGCAAACAGGGTTGAAGCACATAAGACCATTGTCAGGGAAAAGACAGAACTTGGGCTGCTTACAATAAAGGAGTTATTTCCCGGGTTATTGAAGTCTAACATGGGTGGCCCAGCTGCAAGACGTGCAGCGCAATCCGTCGATGCTAGTGATAACATTGTTACCGCCCAGGGGGAACTCGCAGAGAACTTATTGTTATCAGAGAAACAAGGGAAGCAGATTAACTTTACTTTTACTGATGACTATTTTATAGACAACAATATAGATAGGACCGTGTTGGGCAACACTGTGGTTGACCTTAGCACTCGCGAGGGCCAGCGGTATCAGAAGATTGTTCCTGGCGATGTGAAAAAAAATATGAGGGGGGAAGACATAAGCCTGACTCTACAGCCGGGATATCGTGAGGTTGCGGAGCGACTACCCCTATACATGGATGCGTTGAGGTCTGCCGTTGTGGTACTAGACGAGGATCTAATAAAGAGAGTTAGTAAACGTGGGGGGTCGCTGTTTGGATTCAAAGAAGGGGATAGAGTATCAGCGTATGACATTATGTCTGAACTTGCTGACATACCTAAAAGATATGAGGAGCAATTAATCCAAGAGGGAGTTGGCGGAGCTGGCAAAGCGCGCCACGTTTTATACGATGAAGGTGCTGGCTATCAGCCTAGTAATGTCATGGGAGAGCCGGTATCAGAGGACGGTGTGTTTGCACGGGGGTTGAGTGAATTAGAGTTAACCGAGGTGCCAGGAGAACAACAGTGGCACATTAAATCTGTGAAAGAACGAGCAATGCCCTCGCAGGGTCTAGGCATGTTCTTCCGCCATGTGTATGCCAGCCCTGCTGTAGCCAATAGTGAGTATGTGGAATACGTCGGCAATGTGGTGCGTAACAGAAAGATGGGCCAGTACGTTAGTCGTATTGCTAGTGAAAACATGAAGGGTCGGTATGGCACAGTCTCACAGCTCGTTGGTGAAAAGGTTTATAAAAAATACAACATTAATTTGGTGGAGATCAAAAGGTTATTAAACAATGTTATCAGGAGAGAACAAAGGCAAACGGGCAGGAAAGAAAACCTCCTGGCTCAATCTACTAATATCATTTCTGAGATGGAAACACAGGGTAAAGTCATCCCTCATATCACGAGTGATATGGGAAGCATTACCAGGTATGACTTAGTACAGACGGAAATGAAACGCCTGGATGCACACCTTGTTAAGTGGAAAAAAGACATAGGTAGTTTGATGACTCGCGCGAAAGCGAACAAGACTGAGAAAGAGAGACTTACAAAACTATTCAATAAGGCTACACGCGATTTAGCCCAGATGGAAGAAGAGGCCACAGATCGTATGGGCCAGTTATCTGGCATTGGGCTTGAGGGGCATTACTTCCCACTATTATTTAGAAACGCCATAGTAGACGCCCAACAGGCTATAAAGCGTACCACAGACCCGGAGGGTTACACCAAAGCGTATATGGCTGTGAACAACCTGTTGAGAACCTATGGCGCAACCGGAGACTTTAGTGCCATTGGTATCCAGGGCTGGTCTACGGTTTTGAACGATGCACTACGTCGTGTTGTAGAAGACCCGATTCGCAAAGGTACGGGCAAGGGTCAGCATTTATTGGTAGCTGACCGACAGGGTGATGGTATCTCAGCTCTCCGTGATTCCTGGGCGGCGTTTGTTCATGCAGGCCCAGAGGTTGTAGGAGAGTTCTTCCAGATACAAGATGCGTTGGTTAAACAATCAGGTAATATTAGGGCCACACCACTAGAAGCTGCCAGTTCCGGGTTGGCTATATTGGGCAACGCCCCTGACATGTTCCTTAATAGACGCATGGCGCAACTACCTGGGTTGAAAAACTTTGATAGAGCATTCACGCATTATGGCAACGTACTGCGATATCAGCTGTTCGATGCTGAAATGCAATTACGAATGGTGGACACAGGGAAGACGGCCAAGCAACTCATAGACAGTGGAGATGCAGCACAGATAGCTTCTATAGTAAACGTAATGACCGGTGTGGGTAAGCGTGGATTTGGTGGCAGTATAGGCCAGCTTCTCTTATTTGCACCACGCTTCTTTGTCGCGAGAATGAACTTCGCAGGCAATGCTATTAAAGGCTCGAGTAGGGCGGCCTTACGTCCTTTTGTTCCTGGTATCGACAAAAAGACTCCGTTACAACAACGTATTGCCAGGCAATACATGACTAAAATGATGGGTACGGCAGCAGTCCTTACCTTTGCTATCAATGAAGCGCGGGGAGAAGAGACAGATATCAGCCCCTGGACACAAGATCAGGCAACCGGCAAGTGGCATCACAACCCAAACTTTCTGCGTACACATATAGGGGATTTAGATATTAGTTTCTTTGGTCCCTGGGATACCATGTTCCGAATAGTAGCAACGCCATTCGTTGCTGTGCAAAACGGCCTGGTACAGGGGGGTGGCGTAGACGAGACCCTCAAGTCTCTCCGTGGATTAGTTAGCGGGCCTGCCGCAAGTCTGGCTATGGATATTGCTTCGGGGTCGGATGCTATTGGCCAGACCACGCGTCCTCCGACTAAACAGGTCACACGGAAAGATGGGACAATAATTACACAGGAAAGAAATTTTCTTGAGAGCCTGATGAGTACCCAGACGTTGGAGACTATGGCGGAAAACTTGATTCCCTTTGCCTGGGATGAACTGTTCCGTGCAGATCCGGGCAAGGAATCCTTGATACAGAGGACATATGGAGGGGTACAACAGGTAGGGCAAGGTGAGCTATTAAGTGGTGGAACAGATATTCTGACAGCAGCAGGCCAGGGGCTTGGTCAATTGTTTGGCATAAAGAGTAGCTATGAATCCCTTAATGAAACATTGGATGAGGTGTATGCATCGGTTCTGGAACTAGGGCCATCCAATATAGATTTACAGGAAGCTTTCAGTATGAGTGAAAGCGAACTGGCAGAGTATCTAAAGGGTGTTGGCCAGGGTGGATGGAATGATGGACGTGGCTTTGATATTAGTCTCAGTATCAGGAGATTAGTGTCGGGCAACCAGACGCCAAGTTTCTCTGATGTTGCCAGCGATTACCGCAAGAATATAAAACGAATGACAGAAGAAGGTCGCTTTTCAGACATTCTGTCTCCAGAGGATTGGGAGAAGGCAAAGGCTAAGATTGACGAGAAGGTTCAGAATAGTGCAAGCGTGTACACTAGGTACAAAGCTGAGAGGGACCGCCTTTTAGTAGAGGAGCAGAATGCTTTACAGGCAGCTGAAGATGAGTATATAGCTCGTGGAATGACAAAGACATCAACATATTACATGGAGATACAGAAGATACGTAAGGCGCAGTCAGAGAAAAGACGCGCTCTTACTGGGCCACAGGGAGCATATAGAGGAGTAGGCGAGCTGTTTACTTTTGGTCGGGAATCTTCTTTGGGCATATTGTCTAACGCTGATGTTGATATATATGACTTTGCCCAGGCGTCTTACTATGACAAGCTATACGGAGAAGACAGTATTATTGATCAGGTTACTAGTGACGTGGACTGGGATAAGCGGGATCGCAAACTCGAGGAGTGGGCGGGCGATATGAAGAAGAGGTTTAAGACCTTACAGGATTCTGACATTGCGTCCTATCTATTGAGGGTACAGCAGTCAGCGAAAAAGGACGCCCCTCCCCTTGCCGGGGCCATGTTGGAAATGTCTGATCGTATTTCACGGTCTGGTTACTATGAAGTAGAAAAGAATTATATTGTCGAGAGGCTAAAGGCATATCCCGGGCAGGCTCAAGAAACAATGGAGTTATATAGCGAATGGAAAAATCTATCCCCAGAAGATAGAAAGAGAATGGAAGACAAGAATCAGTTATTAGCAACCTTGCTTGGTAATGCGCGTGTGAGGAAGCTAGAGTTCCGGGCTGCAAACCCGGAGATAGATGCCATGCTACAGGTCATTGGAAGGCACGACACTGCACCCGTATCCAGGTTAGGCCAGGGAGTACAGGGCATTATGCTACAGACGGAAAGAAGGCCGGTGGATATGGCCACAACCCTGGCATTTTTTGGAGACATCCTATCTGAAGATGTAGACCTAAAAAAGCTATATAAATATTATCAGCCTTGACAAAGAATTAGGAAAAATGTAGTAATAAGAGAGGAGATTGGAAATGGTAACGTCATTAAATACAGAACCTGATGAGCCGGTAGTACTGGAAGTACCAGAGGCTCCGCCCATTGAGGGGGCATATGATAGCCCACCACTAGGTGATGAGCCTGTGGTTGGCACACAAGACGCGCCCCCTGTACCTATAGAGGCAAGTCAGCCACCACCACAGGAGCAACCCTCTCCTGTTGCGCCACCTACACCACCCACACAGGATATGCGCGCTGAACTTGAGGAGCTGCATAAGATGCGGCAAGTCAATGCCCAGAAAGAATGGGAACAGCAAGTATACCGTCAGGCCCAGGCTGTTGAGCGTAGGGCGCAAGAACAAGGCTCTGATCCTCAGAGTGCTAGGCAAATAGCCAGGCAACATGTGGCAAGCCAAAAGCAACTACGGGATCAACAGAATAAAGACTTCGATTTAATACGCAACATAGAGGGCAGGCAGGCTGCTACTCTTCATATGCTTCAGAAATATGGACTGGCGAATAAACAAATGATAGAAGACTACCAGTCCTTAACTGGGTTTACGAACCCACAAGACATGGAGCGTGAGGCAAAGCGTATGTCGCAGATCCGTCAACAAGCAGCTGAGATAGCCCGGTTAAAACAAGGCCAGGTTGCACCGCAGACCTTCGACAATAGTCAGGGCGCAGCGGAAGCAACCAGCAATCAAAGCCGCTTATTACAGGAATATATTGCGGGGCATAACACTGAGGCCCATCAAGCAGCAGCACGTCGGGCTGCGGGCATGGGAAGTTAATTAAGGAGGTTCGTAATGGCACAGACAGCAACGACGGGGAATCTAGAGAATGCTCAGAATATCATAATAGCTGCTGCTCGTTATACTGAGGAGCATAATGCACCGGCTATGAACTTGATAGAGCAGTTCACCCTACCGAAAGGATCTAAACAGGTAACAGTTCCCAAGGTGGGACAGATGGAAATGAGTGATCTTGTTGATGGTCAGGACATCATTGATGAGGAAGACATTGGCATGACCACTGTTGACCTCACCGCCAATGAGGTGGGGGCAAAAATCATCTTGACTGACAAACTGGTACGCCAGAGTGCAGAGAATGTGTTTAGCATGATCGGACGTCAGCTTGGTGATGGTATGGCCAGGAAGAAGGATACTGATGTAACAGCTCTGTACTCCGGCTTCAGCACTGACATCGGTTCGGCAGGACGTAGCATGAGCCTGGCTAATGTATCCGCAACCGTGGCGTATGCCAAGGGCAAGAAGTTTGGTCCTAACGTGTATATCGTTCAGCATCCATTTGCTGTATGGGACGTTGCTAATACAGCGGTCACAGCTTCTACTACATACCCAGTGCCAGTAGGTTGGTCTGCTGATTTGTTAGGTAACTTCTTCAGTGGGCTACGCCCGATAAACGGTGTGCCTATATTTGAAGATGGAAACATTACCATAGACGGTAGTGATGATGCAGTTGGCGTATGCGCTGACAGGTCGGCCCTGGCTGTTCTCAAGTCTGTTGACATGAACAAAGAGAATGACAGGGACATATCTTTGAGGGCTACTGAGGTAGTGATAACCGCTGACTACGGTGTGTTTGAGTTGGATGACAGCAAAGGTGTGGCTCTTACACTCGACGCCGGTACGCCAGCAACCTCATAATTAGAGGAATAAGATGGCGATGACAACAAAAGACAGACTGGTTATTCGCGCTGAACTGGAACGCCAGGGCTATAGTACGGACTATGTCGATAAAGCACCTCCGAAAATTACGCTATATCGACACAAGGCCCAGCTAAATCCACAAGGTGGCGTGGTGAGTGAGGTGGGTACGGCTGTGCCTGGGTTACCAGGGCAGCCGTCCTACGTGCGAGACAAGGCAAGACAAGGCCTACTTGCATGGCCCCCATCTGACACATGTACTTGCCGGTGGTGCGCGGAGCGTCGGGCGGAAACAGAGCCAAAAGGAACAGGTAAGAGGACAATGGGTCCTCACTTCAAGGTCGAAAGCTAGGTGTAAAGATTGCCGTGCCTAGTGATATATTAACAACGGTGATCGCAGGACTTAGAGCCTGTTAAGGAGATTGAAATGGCATTTCCAACAACGATTTATTTGAGT